AGTAGATGAGGTCGCCGGCCGACCAGGCCGTGCTGCCGCCGATCTCCCGCGTCAGGTCGAAGACGCCCTCGACCTCGAACTCCCCTTCGGCGCCGCTCGCGTAGTCGGCCGCAGCCACGCCGAAGATCGATCCCACCAGCGCGCCGCCGCCCGAACTCACCGCGTACGGCGCGGTGAGCGTCAGCGTTTCACCCTTCTGCACGTAGTTCTTCATGTGTCCGTCCTCCTCGATTAAGCGCCCGCGTTCTTCTGGAGCCCGCGCCAGTCGATTGCCTTGGCTCCGAAGTCCAGGCGCGCCTTGATTTCGACGCCATCCACGTCGAAGCCCTGCCGCGTCTCGATGTACACGCCGTCCTGGCCTTCGAGATACGCGTACTCGATCGTGTCGATCTGGTCCGGCGAGGCGAACAGATACCACGCCGTCGTGCTCGCCGCATCGAGCCGCGGCTCGGCGATCGGCGTCAGCGCGCGGATGTAGTCGGGCACGAGATCGGCTGATTTCGCCGGCGCGAGATTCGCCGCGACCAACTGGAACGCCGTGAGTTGCAACGCGACCGGCACCGCGAGGTAGCGCGGCTGCACGTTCAGCACGGTGACGCCATCGAGCCCCTTCTGCTTGGCCATTGCCGCCATGCCCGCTCCGAGGCCGGCCAAGGCGAGCGCGCTGCCCGCGCCCGTGTTGAGGTTCGCGTGGTTGGCGTGGAACAGCGTCACGCCATCGCCCATCGCCGGATTCGAGGTGATGATGCCCCACACGGTGTCGCTTTCAAGCGTCGCCGCGGCCACGCCGAAGCCGGCCGGGATGCGCGTGAAGGCGCTCAGATCGTCGTTGATGATCGTCTGGCGCGTGATCGAGACGATGCGGCCGTAGGTCGCGAGCTTATAGGTCTCCTTCGATTCGGCGATCGAGCCGTGGGTGAACTCACCTTTCTCGTTGACCTTCATCAAGCTCGGCGCCTCGCCCAACTGCACGGCGTTGATGTTCTTGAAGTCCACCGCCGAGCGCCGGCGCGAGAACGGCAGGAAGGTGCGCGGGTAGGCTTCATAGGCCTGGCGAAGCGTCTTGTTCGCGACATCGGCGAGGATCGAGGGGAAGTCCGAGGTCGAAAGCGCGAGCTTGGCGATCTCATGCCGCGGCAGGCGGCGCGTGCGCGTGCCGGAGGTTTCCAGGCACTCCTTTGCCAGGTCAAGCAGCGTTTGCCCGGTCCAATCGCGGCCAAGCTCGTCCCTCAGCGGGAAGACCGCCGGATCGTAGCGGTGCAAGAGCGCCGCCGTGATCCCGGCGCGGCGGGTGTCGGTTTCGTCGCGCGTGACTACGGCGGTCGCGCTGCGGATCGGGATGCGCTCGTCCTCTTCAGCCCGTTTGTCGAGCGCAAGCTTACGGAACTCTTCAATCGAGGTGCCCGCTTCGACATGCTGGGCGATGAGCCGCGCATCGAGGCCGAGCGTGCGGCCGACTTTCTCGATTTCCTGGATGCGAGTTCGTTCGGCCAACGCCGCGGCCTGTCGCTCGGCATCGAGGTTGATCTTCAGTTCGTCACGGGCCTCTTCGCCCGTGGCGGTCGTGATGGTTTCGTCCATCTTCTGCTCCTGTGGGCCAGTTGCCCGTTCGAACTTGAATCCCGCGCCCGGGTCGGCGCCGACAGGTACGAGCGAAACTTCTTCCGGCTCCCAGTCGGTCACCAGCACCTGGCGCATCTCTGCTCCCTGCGGCGTCACATCCTCGACGGCATGGATCGCCACGCCCATCGAGGCGTTGCGCAGGATGCCGTCCTGAACGTCTTGCCAGATCGGATCGACGTCGGCGCGCTTCGAGAACCGCACCGTTGCCTTGCCCTGGCCGTTTTCGATCCACGCCCGCGTGATCACGCCGATGACGTCATCGACCGTGAAGTCGCGGTGCGAGTTGAGCAGCGGCGCCGAGCCGCTCGCCAGGCGGCCCATTCGGACCGCGCCCGGCTCCATCGAGAAGCGCATCTCGAAAGGTCCGCGCGCGTCGTAGCGGCGCACCAACGCGCCCGTGTACCAGGTGAGCGTCGCCGTGCGCTCGTCGCGCTCGGCCGGAGCCAGCGCCTCAAACCGGGCTTCCAGCCGTTCTCTCGTTGGGGTCATTTTGAAGCTCCTTCTGTTGCGCGCCGCTCTGCGTCACACGCCGCGGGTCGCAGTCGAGCACGATGCCGCGCTCGTCGAGCAACCGGTTGATCTCGGCGATTTGCTCGAACTGCGCGTCCGGGTCGTAGCCCTGCTCGGCGATGGCCTGGCGCAGCGTGAGCGTGCCCATGCGCAGGCGGTTCAGCGTGGCGACGGAGTCCTTGTACGGATCGACGCTGCCGAAGCCGGGCGGCGTCCATTCGGCGCGAAACGGCCCGGGCTCGGGTATCGCGCCTGCAGCGTAGGCCACCGTGAGAAACCGCTCCCAGACCGGCGCACAAAGCATCGGGATGAAAGTCAGCCAGCGGAAGCCTTCAATGCCGTTGCGGAAGCTGAGAAGCCCCGCGCGGTAGCTCGAGTAGTTCACGCGCGAGAGGTCGCCGGTCAACTGCTCGTAGGTGAGCTGCAAGCCCGTGGCGATTTGCGCCTGCTTGGCGGCGACGTAATCGCGGTAGCCGGACGAGGTCGAGGGCGAGGCGAAGGTGATCTCCTCGCCCGGCTTCAAGTACTCGATCATGCCCGGCTCGAAGCTCTCGACGCGCTTGCCGGTAGCTGCGTCGGGAACACTCGGCGCAATCGGCGGGCCATCGGGTCCCTGCGGCTGCGTCACGAACGCCGCGAAGCAGGCCTCGATCTTCTTGCGGACCAGCTCGGCCTCTTCGTACTCGTCGAGATCGCGCAGCGTCACCACGACGGGAGCCAGCCACGGCACGCCGCGCACTTGGCCCGGGCGGTCTTTGCGGTAGATGTGCAGCACCTCGCTCGCCGGCACGCGAATCGATTGCAGCGACGCCCCGCCGCGCACGCCCGTCTGCACTACGTCACCGGGATGCTGTCCGTAGAGCCAGTAGAAGATGCGGCGTCCTACCAGGTCGAACTCGACGCCCTGGATGATGTAGCCCGTATCGGTCCGCTGCGTCTTCGTGTGGTCGAGGTAGTCGGGCTCGAGCACCTGAAGCTGCAACGGGACCGCGAGTCCGTCGCTTTCGCGCCGCTGCCGGAAGCGGACCAGGCACTCGCCGCTTTCAAACACCGTCCGCGCGACGAGCGCCTGAAGACCGTAGAAGTCGAGTTGGCCGTCGGCGTCGCATTCGTCGATCCATTCGGCCCAGGCGGCATTGATCAACCGGTCCAGGTTCGCCTGCCCTGTTCGCGCCTGCGCCGTGATCCCCGTGCCGATGGCGTTGCCCACCACCTCGGCCACCGCGCGCGCCGCGTAGGCGTTGTTGCGGATGAGATCGCGCGAGCGCTCGCGCAGCTTTGCGAGCGCCACGGAGATCTCGGCGTTGGCCGAGTTGCCGGTGGTAATCCACCCGCCCGTGCGCCGGTCCGTGCGCGCGCCTTCGTAGGCCAGACGGATCAGGTCTCCCGCGCGGCGAGCACGCATCCGGCGCAGACCCGTCTCGGGCGACACCCAGGCGATTGCTTTGTCGAGCCAGTTCATCCTTTTGAGGTCTGAGCAAACGAGAAGCGGTCCGTCGCCGTGCCGGCTTCGGCGGCCAGCGCTTCCTTGATCACGGCCCGCGCCTGGAGGAGTTCCTCCATCGAGCGGTACGTCACGGTGCGGTCGCCGAAGCGCACAGTGAGTTCGCCGCTCGCGATCGCCGCTTCGATGGCGTCGAGCTGCTGCTGCGTCCAAGCCACCTAACTTCTCCGGCGTTTGAAGTAGAACGTCGCCCGGGTGCCAAACTCGCGCACAACGGTGACCAGTTCCCACCCCTGCGAGCCATACTCGGCGAGTAACTCCGGCGATTCCGCTTCGGTGGTAATCACCAGGTATTCCCACACGCCACGCACACTCTGAGGCTCACTCCGCACCCTCATCGCGCGAGCCACTTCCTTCCGCGGTCACCCAACCACCGCGCTCGGTCCGTGTCGTCCTCCGGCACGGGCCGCGGCCGGTTCGCCGCCAGGATCCGGTCGGCTTCGTTGTCGAGCGAGAGCCCCATCGAGACCAGCGCCCGCAGCGCGGCGTAAGCATAGACGCGCGCATCGAGCGCTTCCTGCCTCACCCCCGGCTTCGGCCGCCACTCACGCTTCGGCTGGCCCTTTGCATACGTCGTCACCAGCACTTCGCCCAGGAGCTGCTCGAAGTACACCTCCTCCCGGTCCGCTGGAAAGTGCGAGTAGCCGGGCGTGCCCGGCGTCGGATTCCTGAGCCGCCCGTAGATCGTCTCCTTGGCCGTGTCCGTGCCCACGATCCACGGCTTCTCGCCGCGAATGTTCTTCGCCGTGGGTTTGCGCTGCCAGACCGGCAGCGGGCCGCCCTTGCCCTTCACCGCGAAGATGCGCCGGTGATATCGCGTCCTGCAGAACTCGTACACCGCCTGCGATTCGTAGCCCGAATCGATCGCGCACGCCGCCACCGGCAGCGAGATCCCCGTTTCGTGCGGCCACCGGCGTTCAAGATACGTGTCCAGTTCCTGCCAGACCAGCGCGCCCGAAGGATCGCCGGGCAGCACGCGGTATTCGATCGACCACGACTCCTCGCCGCGCCCCCAGCCCACCAGTTCCAACTCGAGCCGGTCCTTCTGCACGTCGACGCCGGCGGTCAGCACCACAGCTCCATACGGCGCCGCCGCCCGGTAGTGCTCGCGCCGCGCCATCACCGCGGCCTGATCGACCGTGGTCTCGGCGGCATCGTCCCACGGCTCGGCGAGCACGGTGTTCACGAACTCGCGCAGCGTCTCGATCGACTTCTTGTCGGCGAGAAACTTCTTCGCCAGTGCGCCCCACTTGCGCCACGGCGAGTACAGGCCGTTGATCCAGAAGCCGGCGATATCGGTGACCTCGGGGCGCGCCGCGCGCCACTCGCCGGCCTTGAGCATCTGGTGCTTCTGCCAGTCGGCGATCCGCTTCGAGCAGTGCGCGCAGCGGTACTCGGCCCTCTCCGGCGCGTCCTTGGGCCAGACGAGGTTTCCCCAGGCGAGCACTTGGAACGCGCCGCAGTGCGGGCACGGCAGCCAGAAGCTTTGCTGGTTCGAGTTGAGCCAGGCCTGCTCGATGCGCGAGGCGCCTTTGGTCGTCGGCGTCGAGCAGAGCACGATCTTCCGGTTCCAGAAGTTCGCCGTGCGAGTGATGGCGAGGTTCACCGGATCGCCTTCGCTGCCCGCGCTCGCCGGATAGCGGTCCACCTCGTCCAGCAGGCAGTAGCGGATCGAGCGCATGGCCAGACCCGCGGGCGAGTTCGCCGCCGCGAGCGTGATCGAGCCGCCCAGAAACTTCTTGTGCAGGATCGTGTTCTTCGAATCGCGCGAGCGCGCATCCGCCACCTTGCCGCGCAGGCACGGGGTATCGCGCAGCATCGGCGCGAGGCGGTCCTTCGAGAACGCCTCGGCGTCCACCTCGCGCGGCTCGACCAGCAGCACCGGCCCGGGGTCCAAATCGATGATGTAGCCGAGGAAGTGCCCCAGGAGGCTGGTCTTGCCGCTTTGTGCTGCCCACATCATCACGACCGTTTCGTACGGGCTCGACGGTCCCATGGCGTCCATCACCGCGCGCTGGTACGGGGCGCGATCTGTCCGCCATTCACCTTTCTCCGCCGCGAATTCCGAACTCAGCCGCGCATTCTGATCGGCCCACTGGGAAACCGTCAGGTCGGGCGGCGGCGCCAGCACATCGGCCGCCAGGATCTGGATCTCCTCAACGCGCATATTGCACGTCCGCGCGCAGATCGTTGACCAGCGCTCGCGCCTCCCGCAGGATGGCTTCCCGCACCTGCCGCTCGTCGGTGAGCGCCGCCACCTCGGGCGCGAGACGGTTCGGCCACGCCAGGATCCGGTCGACGATCAGACGGTAGATTGTGGACCAGCGCTGCTTGACCAGTTCCGCCTCGACGAGCTTGCCCATCCGCACGTCGTACTCCATCTTGCGGAGCTTGGCCTTGAAGACCATGTCGGCGGTCCTGGCCTGGGCAAAGGTGGTTCCGGTGGGCGCGGTTTCGACAGGCGCGGCGGCCACGCGTTCGGAGACCGGCTCGGGCCGGTCGTCGAGCACGGCGTCCGAGGCGGCCACGTCCACCTTGCCGCCCCGCATGACCAGCACGCCAGCCATGACCAGGCGGCTGATGTACTGGCGGCTCTTGCCACGATGCCGCGCGTACTCGGCCTGGGTCATCAGCTTATCCGACATAGCGGCCACTATCTGTTTGAAACGTCGCGAGATTCAGATGTGTGATTCTGCTTGATTGTTCTGCGCCCCCGAGCGATGAATGGGGTCGCTATGAAGGACACAGACAACAACGCCACTACCGCCGCCCAGATGGCCGAGACGTGGGCCAGGCTCGCTAGCGAATTCCCCTTCGACAAGTTCGCCGACCGCAAGACCGCAGTTGATTTGCTCTGGCAAGCGGTCGAGGCACTGACGCAAGCCACCACACGCCGGGAGGAGGACTGACGCCATGGCCATCGCGCGAGAAGAACTCATCGCCTGGGCCACGCGGAACGGCTGGAAGCTCGACCGCTGGGGCCACCTCAAGAAGGAGTTCTCGAACGGCACGCACCGATTGAAACTCAGCCGCATTGCCGCCCGGCATGAGCTCGCTACCCCATTCGGGTGGGCGAGAGTTTCGAGCGGCTACTACAAGAACTTGCACCTTACCGCCGACGATCAACTCGCCGGCATGACCCGATAGAAAGGAACCTCACCATGACGACGTTTGCCATCGACACCGACAACACCATCACCGCCTACCTCGCCGGAGAGACGATCCCCGAGGGTCAGGCGCGATTCAGCACGGAGAAGGAACTCGCCAAGCTCGCCGCCAACTGGCCCACCGACCGCCTGGTCGAGATCTGGAACGGCTTCGCGGGCGTGCCGCCCTTCGGCGACTTGAAGCTGGTCAAGAAGTTCACCGACCGCAAGACGGCCGTGGCGCGGATCTGGCGCGCGGTCCAGGCCCTGACGCCCACCGTCGCGCCACACGTGGCCCCTGCCGCGCCGAAGAAGGCCAAGTCGAGCAAGGAGGCCACCCC